GCATACAAGGTCGGTAAAGACCAAGGCAAAAAAGAAGCCAAAAAGAAGAAGTAAGGACCCCACATTGTTATCAGTCAAAGAAGTAGACGCTAAGCTCGCACGCTTACGTACTCGCTCATCAGCGCGAGATCAACGTATGCGCGATGTGCTCTCGGTGCGTCAGGGAGATATCTCTAAGGTATACCCTGCAATGTTTTCAGAGGACTATCCAAAGCCTCTGGTTGCAAACTTCATTGACGTCGCAGCACGTGACTTAGCAGAAGCAATGGCACCACTGCCATCCTTTAACTGCTCAGCAACTAATATGGTTTCAGATGCAGCACGCAAGGCTGCAGATACTAGAACTCGTATTGCAAACTTTTATGTAACAAACTCTGACCTACAACTGCAGATGTACACAGCAGCAGACTGGTATAACACCTACGGTCTTGGTATCGGTATGGTTGAGATGGACTTTGAGGACAACAACCCTCGCATCCGTATGCTCAATCCATTCGGTACCTACCCAGAGTTAGATCGTTATGGTCGTGTGTCATCTGTTACTCAGGTCATCGTTACCGATGCAGAGACACTAGCTGCACAATACCCAGAGTATTACGATTTAATTCTCGGTAAGAACCAGTACGCTTTATCTTCTCCTTATATCTCAATGGTCAAGTACCACGACAAGGATCAAGACCTGCTCTACCTACCAGAGCGTAAGAACCTTGTACTCTCCCGCACGCCTAACATCTTAGGCAAGGCAATGGCATCTGTCGTAATGCGTTCTTCCCTTGACGGTGAAGCACGTGGACAGTTCGATGATGTTCTATCTGTACAACTTGCTCGTGCTCGCTTTGCAGTATTGCAAATCCAAGCAGCAGAGAAATCTATCCAAGCACCTATTGCTATTCCACAAGATGTGCAAGAGTTGGCACTTGGTCCAGATGCAATTATGCGTTCTGCAAATCCTCAAGGTATCCGTCGCGTTCCATTAGAACTACCACCTGGAGTCTTTACAGAGTCTGGTGTATTAGAGCGTGAACTACGCCTTGGTGCTCGTTACCCTGAATCTCGTTCAGGTAACATTGACGCATCAGTTGTAACAGGCCGTGGTGTACAAGCACTGCAGGCTGGCTTTGATACACAGATCAAGGCAGCACAAGCACAGTTTGCTCGTATGTTCCAAGAACTTATCTCAGTATGCTTTGAAGCAGATGAGAAAGTATTTGGTGGTATTCCAAAGACCATCAAGGGTTCAGATGATGGAACACCTTACGTTCTCAAGTACACACCATCTCGTGACATCAAGGGTGAGTACGGCGTAGATGTACGCTACGGAATTATGTCTGGTATGGATCCAAACCGTGCCATCATTGCTTTACTACAAATGCGTTCAGACAAGCTCGTATCTCGTGACTATGTACGTCGTGAGATTCCAATGGACTTAAATGTTACGCAGGAGGAACAACGTGTTGATATTGAAGAAATGCGCGACTCTTTGCGCGTGGCTGTTGCTCAGTATGCTCAAGCCATCCCAGCCCTTGCAGCGCAAGGCCAAGACCCTAGCGAAATTATCACCCGCATTGCAGCTGTTATCCAAGGTCGGCAAAAGGGCCAATCGCTAGAGAGCACAATCGAAAAAGCATTTACACCAGAACCGCCACCACCTGCGCCAGATATGGCGATGGCAGGTGGCCCACAGCTTCCAGCGGCAGGTGCGGCCCCCGCCCCAGCCTCAGCGCAACCTCCACAAGAACAAGGTGGTATGGCCCCTGCTGCTGGTCAAAAACCCGATATAGCCCAACTACTCGCTGGTATCACCGGCGCAGCTTAAGCAGAGGAGGTGTAAATATGAACAAGGGATCTCGCGCAGCAGCGCCAATGTCAAAGCCAGTTGAAGGCAAGAAGGACACATCTAAGCCAGCAGGACCAGGCAAGGTAGTTCCATCAATGATGCCAGCAGGCCGTCGTGGCAACGCAGTAAAAAAGGGATAATAACTTTTAATGGAAGGTGTGCTGGGCGATGAAAGATAACGATTACATTCCTCGTCCAGTACGCTTTCTTGATTTTGTTGTTATAGGCGTAGGCTTTATACACAACATAGCTTCATCTGTTGAAACACTTACAGGTGAACTAATGGAATTAGCAATTTATCAATCAAATCATCTTACTCAAACCAATAAGGCTTGGGAAGATATGGCAAACGATTTAGAAAAATTAGAGGAGGACAAACAGTGAGTATGATGAATCCACTGGCTGGACCAGCAGGCCCAGGTAAGTTCTCAACACGTACCGATAAATTAGAAATGGGTTCCACAGCATACGGCGAAGGCGTCGAGACACAGGCTATTAAGTCTGGTGCTCCGCTAGCTAAGACTGGCGATGTACGCCCTGCACGCGCAGGCGATGTACGCGAGGCTGCAGGACAATCACCATTAACAGAATTATATGCACCAACACAGCGCCCAGGCGAACCGATTACAGCAGGTATTGATATGGGTGCAGGTCCAGGCTCTAATGCACTAATGATGCAGAAGTCAATTACAAAGACTTCAGATACGCTAGCAAAGATGTTGCCATTTGATACAGACGGAACTATTGCCATCTTGTATCAGCAGGCCGTTGCGCGAGGTGACTAATTGGCTGATTTTAACGCCGCTGCTTCTGCTGCAGGTTTAACACCTGAAGAGAAGAAGGCGATGGAGGCTTTCAACAAGACTCTATCCGTCCACCGTGAACTTTCTAACTTGCCACAAAGTGTTGCACAGCAAGCCTATGCTTCAAAGACACCTGAACAGCAAGCAGCGCTCAAGCGCGTAGCAGGTGAGGAAGACCCAGCAACTAAGGCTAACCGTGGTTGGCTAGGTACTGCTTGGCACTACACAGGTGGCGCTCTACTTGCAGGTCTTACTGAAGTATCTGACTTTTCTACACGTGTTTATCGTACTGGTGCTATCGCTGCAATGGAAGGCAAGAACATTGCAGACGCTTGGACTACAGCTAACGACAAAGGCGACAAGGTATTTAACCCAGGTCGCATTCAGAAAGCAACATCACGATTTGGCAATGACCGCATTCAAGTAGCAATGCGTGTTGCAGCAGGTGAGAAGTTAAGCGATATTGCCTCATCTGGTACAGAGCAACAGCGTCAGATCGCAGCAATGGCTGCACAGAACAAAGATGATTTATTCCAAGATGCACTAGATGCAGTTCAAGCATCTAAGTACTCACCTGGTCGTCAGATCGCAAACCTGATTACACCAGAGCAGATTGAAGGCTCAGGCTTTTTCTATCGCGCAGTATCTGGTGCATTTGATGCAGCATACCGTGTCTTTGCAGACCCACTCATTCTTGCTGGTAAGGCAAAGCGTGCAGTAGATATCTCTCGTTACTCACTAGATGTAGTTATTGGTGGCAACAAGGTTGACGAAGTGTTTGCACGTCCACAGATGCAGAACTTTTGGAACACCTACGGAGCAGAACTAGGTTCTTTTAAGAAGGCAATTGATTCAGGTGCTACTAAAGAAGCAGTTGATATCAAGAGACGTCTTACAACCATTGCACCAGAGTTTGGCGATCCAGTAATCAAATCTTTCATTAACGCAGATGTACCAATTACAAATGCAGATACTGCCAAAGCGTTCTTCTTAAATGCCAAGCAAGTAGAAGAAATGATGAAGGGCCAGATTGGTCGCAAGCGTGTGATGATTCCACGCTTAGATCCACTACGCAAGGCTCGCATTACTACAGTTACCACAGCTAACAAAGTATTTAATATGGACCGTATCGGTCCTAAGTTTGTAGATGACCTTTACTTCGGTGGAGCAACTACAGATGATGGCATTGCCAAGGCAATCATTGATGGCAAAGAGCAAATCGTTAACACTGTTAAGGCTAATCGTGAGGCCAAAGGCACAGCACGTATGTCAACAGCACAGATTCAGTACCGCATTGACCGCTTCAAGGCTAAGTTCTCACTGATTCCTTTCTTTGAAGGAGGTCGCTTTGATGTTACCTCTGCAGATGGTGCTAAAAAGGTATACCAGTATGCACGTTTGATACTTCCTAAGAATGAGTCTAGGTTAATTGCTCAAGCATTTGATAATGCTGAAATTGGTCGCAAAAAAGAAATCTTTTACGGACTACAATCAACTGTCGCTGACATTCGCGGGTTGAATATAACCAAAGAAGGTAAGGCAATTGCAGATCAGTTGAACAGCAAGCCTAAACGTGAGTTCGCTGTAACAGATCCACGTACTCAGTACAATCCAGCAGCATTGCCAGATGGTGAGCAAGTAGGCCTTATCTTGTCTGACCTAGATGATTCTATATCTGTACTCAGCGTTCGTGATATTGACCGTGCAGCTTTCCGTTCAGGGTATATTCAACAAATTGCAGGACTTGCTCATTCTAACTGGGTTGAGAAGATGACAACTGGTTGGTCATTCTTAACACTTGCGGGTCCTCGTTATGCTATCCGTAATGCAACAGAAGATTTAATGGTTCACCTTGCAATTGGTGAGTCTCCATTTGGTCTAGTAAAGGCACGCAGCCTATCTACTCGTTTGCGTACAGCGCGTCAGGTTGAAGAAGGCATAACTAAACTAGGTAAGGTCGCTCAAGATCCACTAGGTGGAGTTATTCGCTTTGTTAATCGTAAAGAAGCAAAGCACTATTCACAGGCTATTGCTGCAGCACAAGGCGATGTAGTTAAGATTCGCCAGATTACTGCACAAGCTCTCAACGAAGGTAAGCTCGCTCGTTTTTACGAAAGCACTGGTTTAGGTAAGTTCACTCCTGATGACCGCAAGTACCTAGAAGAGCAGATTCTTTTTGGTGACTTAGACAATGCCCTTATGGATGTTGTCGAAGGCGGTAAGAGTGCCTTTACTGGCCTTGATACCTTTACACGTACTCTTAATTTTGCACGTAAGAACAATGTACGCACAGCAGAATTAACTTATGACCTATCAGATGCCAAGGTTACACGCGCTAAGGGCGCTAAAGCCTATACAACTATGGCACCGCTTGCTAACGAAGCAACTAAAGTCGCTTGGATTATGCGTATTGGTTACTATTCAAACGACAAACTAGGTCGTATTGCAGTAACAAACCTTGCAGATACTGATGAAGGTGCAGAGGTCGCAATTGGTAAGATTGCTGACTGGCTCAATGATGCTGAAAATGCTAAGCAAGTTGCAGCATTTCGTATGGGAGAGCGTGGAGTTAGTAATGAACAACACGCAAAGCGTATCTACGATGCAGCAAAGCAACTCTTTGTAAAGAAAGATGGCAAGCTCAATCAAGATCTGCTATCCAAGGTACGCATTTTTGATGAAAAGACAGGTGCTTATCGCATCAGTGGCAAACTAGGTTTGGATGATATCCCAAAGGGTATTGACGATGTTCCAGAATATATCGTTGGACCACAACTGGTACCTATTTCAGACACCGGTAACTACACCACATCCATTATGGAATGGGGTTGGGACTGGTTAGGTGAGGCTAATGCACGTCTGTCTCGTGAACCTATGGTTCTGTCTGAGATAATTAAGCTGCGTAAGCAGTTTGACCAGTCTGGATTTGAAAAGGCTTTTATCGCATCTTACAAGCGCGGTATTACAGATGAAGCAGCACTTGCTAAAGCAGAGTTTAATGCACGTGCAAAGCTAGCAGAGATCGTAGAAGACCGAGCACGCCTGCAGACATTGGCATACGTTGATAATCCTGCAGTGCAAAGCCAGTTGGCTTTCTCGATTCGTAACTTTGCACGCTTCTATCGTGCTACTGAAGACTTCTATCGCCGTATGTATCGCGTTGTGCGCTACAACCCAGAGGCAATTGTCAAGGCAAGCCTTACTTATGAGGGTGTAACCCACTCAGGTTGGGTACAAAACGACGATCAGGGTGAGCCATACTTCATCTATCCTGGCACGCAGTACGTTTACAAGGCAGTTCAGGCTGCAATGACAGCGTTAGGTGTACCAGCAGAGTTTAAGACACCATTCCCAGTAGAGTTTGGTGCAAAGCTCAAGATGATTACACCATCTTTGAACCCAGAGTCAGCAGTTCCTACTCTTGCCGGTCCTTTATCTGGTTTCTCAATCAAGGTTGCATCAAACCTTGTAGGTATCTTTAGCCCAGGGGCGGCAGATACCATCACAACTACACTTTTGGGTAAGTATGCAGAAGACCAACCAATGGTTTCAGCGCTATTACCAGCACACGTCAACCGCATCTATGCAACAATGAACACAGATGAACGTGACAGTCAGTACGCATCAGCTATGCGTAAGGCTATGACTTATCTTGAGGCAGGTGGACACGGACTTGTACAAAAGTACGATGAGAACAATACGCCTATCCCATTTAGTGCAGCAGAACTAGAGGATTACCGTATCCGCTTGAAGAACACCACACTAGGTATCCTAGGTATGCGTGTTGTCTATGGCTTTACTGCACCTGCTACAGCGCAAGTACAACTTAAGTCTGAGATGGCTGACTGGGTACGCGATAATGGTGAAGCATCATTTAAGCAAACCTGGTACGGACTACTAGACAAGTACGGCGATTACGACACAGCGATGACCGAGTGGGTCAAGCGCTATCCAGATCAGATGCCGTTTACTGTCTCTGAATCAGACCGTTCAACTGTTGCATATTTCCGCTACGCAGAAGAATCAGGTCAGTTTGTTGAGAACAACGAGCAACTATTCAAAGATTACCCACAGGGTGCAGCATTCCTAATCCCTCACAAGGCTGGATATTCTTGGGATGCTTACAAGGCTATGACAGATATGGGTCTTCGTAAAAACAAAACTGTTTCTGACTTTATGCGTGAGGTACAGACTGCAGCAGATATGCAGACTTACTACGAGAAGAAGAACGCATACGAGGCAAGCCTTGAATCTGTAGCTACAGACTTTGAGCGCTCACAACTTCGCAAGGAGTTTTCAGACTGGTCAACAGTATTTAAGGCTGGTCGTCCATTAGTTCAAGAAGAACTAGCACAGGGTGGCAAGAAGGCTATTGAGCGTATGAAGGCACTCAATGACCTTCAGAAGATGCTCAACGAGAAGTCAGCGTACAAAGCAGCACCTGAAACAACTAACAAGTTGCGCCAGATGATGGACTTGTATAACAAGTACAAGACAACTAAAGATGACCTAGAGCAATTTAGTGGTAGCAACTTCCTTGTTACTATGAATAAGGAAGAGACTATTATCAAAATGCGTGAACTTTCAGAGTACAACGAGAACACAATGAGTGCATACAACGTACTCTTTGGTAGATTGTTAGGAGACTAAATTGGCACAAACAGCAGATCAGGCAAGAGCCACTGCCATACCAGTACCAGTAAACACTCCACAAACTGGTTCAACTGCATCTGGAACTACATCTGATTTTACAGATTTCCTTAGAACAATCTCTAAGAGTCCTGCACTTATCAGTGGCTACTCCAAACTGCTTAAGTCTGCCGGTTATTACAAGGGCAAGATTACTAGCAAGTACTCATTGAGTTTACAAAACGCTTTTAATGCAGCAGAGCGAGATCGTGCAGAATTAAGTTTAATTACTCCTATTGGGCGCGACGAGTTCCTTAAGCAAAAGATTAGCGAAGGTACTGGCACTGGAGCAGATGGTCGGCCTAGCGTCGTTACCAGCATTACTGCATACACACCTGAAAGTGCTAGGCAATTAGTTGATTCTATTATTAGAGATACTTTGGGCCGTAAGGCAACAGATGCTGAAATCAAAAAGTACACAACAGCGCTTAAGGGTATCCAAGACAAGGCTGCATCTACTACAACCTACAAGACAGTGGGCGGTAAGCAGACTCAGACAACTACACCAGGTATCAACGAAAAGCAGTACCTTGTAGATCAGGTTTCAGGTACAGATGAAGGCAAGGCCAACAAGGTTCTTGGTTTCTATGAAACATTTATGAATGCGTTGGGTGGTCGCTAATGGCATCAACTATTGAACAGCAAATTGCAGCCGAAAAGAAACGTCTTGCTGGATTAAAGGCACGTGCTGAAGCTGCTGCTAAAGCAGCAAATGCTACCGCTGCAAGTAAAGCGTCAACTGAAGCATTAAGGAAGAAGATTGCTGAGTATGAGTCCAAGCTCAACTACATCAATACTCGCGTTGCTCCTTACATTAAGAAGTTAGCAAAGGGTGAGAAGTTAACATCAACAGAGAAGTCTATCTTCGATGGTCTTTCATCTCAATTTAATTCACTAAAAAGCCAATTAACAAACATTAAGTTTCCAGGCGCTGTTGCAACTACAACTAAAAAGCCTACAGTAACTACCAAGAAGCCAATAGTTACTACTAAAAAGCCAGTGGTCACTACCAAGGGTCCAGTGGTTACAACTAAGAAGCCTGTAGTCACCACTCCGAAGCCTGGAGTAGTTACCACTAAGAAACCTATTGGCACTACCAAGAAGCCTATTGTTACCACAAAGAAGCCTGTAGTCACCACTGCAAAGCCTGGTGTTGTTACTACGAAGAAGCCTTCAGACTTTCAAAAACTTATTGAGAAGACTGAGTTCTGGTATGACTTGCCTGACTATATCTTTAAGACAGTACCAGGTCTGGACAAGATTCTGGTACAGGCAGTAGATGAGGAATGGGATAATAAGAAGTTTCTTGCAGCAGCAGAGGCTACTTCTTGGTGGCAAAAGAATGCACCAGCTCTACGTACCCGCATCATTGATCGTGAGAAGTATAATGAACTTCGTGCAGCCGGTGAAGATGTAACTAAGACCGAATACGGTTTGTATCTTGCCAAGAAGAAGAACGAAGTTAAGGCTAAGGCACGTGAACTAGCTGGCGTTACTCTTTCTGAAGAGCAAGCACAATCTGTTGCTGAGAAGATCTACAACGGTTTCCTAGATGATGACCCACTAGCAATCAATGCTCTTATTGTTCCGTTCATTGGTAAGGTATCTAGCATTGCTGGTACTGGAACTGGTGCTCAGAATGTAACTGCATACAGCGGTCAAGCACTACAGGCTTACCAAACATTACAGGCTATTGCTAAGGCTAACGGCTTTAGCATCAAGGACATCCTGCCTGGTATCTCTACAGCTACAACTGGTGGAGACTTAGAGCAGGCAGTCCTACAAGGACTTGCAGCAGGTACTATTGACATCAACCGTGTAGCACAAGATGCACGTGTTCTTGCTTCACAAGGTCAGCCAGAGTATGTACGCAACCTACTTAACCAAGGCTATGACCTTGAGAATGTATATGCACCATACAAGAATCAGATGGCTGCAGTTCTTGAAGTTAACCCAGACCAAATTGATCTTAATGACCCAACACTACGTTCTGCTATCACAGATAAGGGCGATATGAACTTGTTTGATTTCAAGCGTCAGCTACGTCAAGATGATCGTTGGCAGTACACACAGAGTGCTAGAGATGAAGTATCTAGCGGAGCGCTCAAGGTCCTTCAAGACTTTGGATTTATGGGGTAACCAATGGCATATACAGAGAAACAATGGAATGACCTACAAGCCAAACTACCAGTAGAAGATCGTGTATCTTATCTTGACTACCTTAAAATAGCAGAACCTAATAAATACAATAACTTATCTGGTAGTACGCTTGCAAGACTTAAGCAAGATTCAATTGAAGTTAAAGCAACAGTAATTGTTGACGAGCAAACTAAACGCGCTGCGATGGGAGCCGATGCTGCTGAAGATGCAGCTTTCGCTAAAGAAAATCCATTGGAAGCTGCCAACAGAGCAATGGCTTCTGCAGAAGATGCACAAAGAAAAGCCCTTATTC